GGCAAATAAAAAAATTGCAACACTTGCATTGGAGAATGCAAATTTGCAAATGAGAAAAAAACAAAAACCAGTTGAACAGGAAACTCCTGTACAACTATCAGACGGTGGTAGATTACCAGAACAAACTCCAAGATCATTACCAGAAGCTGATCCTGAAGCTGAAGATTGGGCTGCAAAAAATAGATGGTTCGGACAAGATAGAGCTATGACATTTACTGCATTCGAAATTCACAAGGATTTAGTGGATAAAGAAGGTATTGATCCTAAGAGTACCGAGTATTATACGGAAATAGTCAAGCGTATTAGAGTTGACTTTCCACATAAATTTGGTAATAATGAAACTATAGCAACGACCAAACCCGTTCAGTCGGTGGCTTCGGCTAACAGAAGCGTAAAATCTGGTCGCAAACAAGTGAGACTCACATCGTCTCAAGTAGCAATAGCTAAAAAATTAGGTGTGCCACTCGAAGAGTATGCAAAACAATTAAAACTCACGGAAGGAGCATAAGCATATGACAAAAGAAAACGAAAAAAACCTTTCTCGTGCGGCTGAAACTCGGACAAAAACTGAACGTCCTAAAGAGTATAAGCCCCCATCATCTTTAGATGCACCACCAGCGCCCGATGGATTCAGGCACAGATGGATAAGAGCAGAGTCAATGGGTTTCAACGATACCAAGAATATTCATGGTAGATTGAGATCTGGTTATGAGTTAGTGAGAGCTGACGAATACGATGACGAATCTTTTCCTGTTGTCATGGACGGAAAATACGCTGGAGTGATTGGAGTAGGTGGCCTTCTCCTGGCAAGGATACCCGAAGAACTCGCGCAATCTCGTGTTGCCTATCAGCAAAGACAAACTGAAGGTCAAGACGAAGCTGTAGAAAACGACTTACTGAAGGATCAGGATAAAAGAATGCCGATGAAATTCGAGCGTTCTAGCAAAAACTTCGGTGGCAATAAGAAATAATATTTCTTTAACCAACGATTAAATTAAACCGAACTGGAGGCCGCTAACGCGGCAGGTTCATAAGGAGAAAAACAAAATGGCAAATAGAAACACAGCCGGTTTTGGTTTGATCGCTGCTGGTACATTAGGTGCAACACCTTCTACTGGCGGACAGAACAAATACAAAATCGATAGTGGCTATCCGACTAGTCTTTACATGGGAATGCCTGTGCAGTATGATTCTGCATCAGGTGCTAACGTGGATCCTGGTTATATAGTTACAGCACAAGACGCTATTATAAACCCAACGATTGGTGTTTTTAATGGTTGCTTCTACACAGATGCAAATACATTAAAACCAACTTTTGCTTCATTCTTTCCTGGTGCTACGATACCAGCAGCGAATGTAAACAACGGTGACATCGACGCGTTTGTAATAGACAATCCATGGCAACAATATGTTGCACAGTTAGACGTTAGATTAGGCGCTACTGGCGATGCAGCACAAGTTAACATGGGAAGAACATATGGTTTAACAGTTAGAGCAGAAGGAACTACGACAGCTTCCGGTTCTACTATATCTGGACAATCAAATGGTCAATTAACAGTAGGAACTGTTCATGACATCAACAACCAATGGAGACTACTAAGAGTAGCAGAAGATCCTGAAAATGAGGATTTAACTACTGTAGTACAAACTAACCCAGCATTACCTGCCTTTTCAGGCAGAGCTTCTGTTGTAGTGGTTGTTAATAAGTCACAATGGTTCGGAACAGGAACAATAGGAGCATAACATGGCAATATCACGAGCACAGCTAGTTAAAGAACTAGAACCAGGTTTAAATGCACTATTTGGACTTGAATACAAAAGGTATGATAATCAGCACGCTGAGATTTATACTACGGAATCATCAGACAGAGCTTTCGAAGAGGAAGTAATGTTATCTGGTTTCGCTAACGCAGATGTAAAAGCAGAAGGTGCTGGCATATCGTATGACGATGCGCAAGAAACTTATACTGCTAGATACACAATGGAAACGATCGCGCTAGCTTTCGCTATCACAGAAGAAGCAATAGAGGACAACCTTTATGACAGACTTTCTTCTAGATACACAAAAGCTCTAGCAAGATCTATGTCTAATGCTAAAGAAGTAAAAGGCGCAGCACCATTGAATAACGGTTTACCAGCTATTGCAGCTGCAACTGCTTTTCAAACAGGTGATGGCGTTAATTTATTTTCTACTGCACACCCA